AAAAATGAGCTAGGCGGCATATACCTACAAGGCAAACCTGAGTGTAAGCACGGTGCCCGCGTTTGGCGTACAGGCACTAGTGCCAAGACAGGCAAAGAATGGGGCAATTACAGCTGCACAGAAAAGACTAAGGCTACTCAATGTGAGCCAATTTGGTATATGCAAACCTCTACAGGATGGCAGCCTCAAGTATGAGTAGCCAAATGGAGTTAATCAACCTTAAAGCTATGACGGGTAAACTGTTTATAGATGGTGAAATGGTTGCTGAGTACAAGGTCGAGACGTGCGACAAATGCGCCAGGGTGACACAGCTAGATAAGTTTGGCTATCAAAAAAACTCATATGAAAACATTATATGGTTTTGCAAGGATTGTAGGTAATGACTACCTCTAAATCCGATTGGGATATAGACCTACGTTACGGTCAAGACGGGGAAGAATCCGTACGCCGGCTCCTAACTATGGAAACGGTAGAGGTCAAACGCGATAGGCGCTGGAAAGAGACAGGCAATATATACATAGAGACATCTTGTTACTACGTTAACGAGCGTGGATTTAAGCTTTCAGGCCTATCAGTCTCTCAGGCTACGCATTGGGCCTTTGTCCTAGAGGATTTAACGGTAATAGTCTCTAAATCTGACCTCATCAACACCGTAAAAGAGTACGGTAGGAATATAAGCTGCAATATTGAGCCTAACGTCTCTTTTGGCTATCTTATAACTATTGACTCACTACTTAAATGGCAAGTAGAAAAGGCCGAGAGAAACGAGTTTATCTATGGACATTATCCGCTTTGAGTGCCGCAACTGTAAAAAGATAACAGACCAATTAGAGCGCATAGTTAGCGATAACCTGCCGCCTAACGTCAAAGTCTTACAATGCATCAAATGTAGCAAAATGAGCGTATGCCTATTGGTTGACTATGCCGATGTATGAGTATGAGTGTATTAGCTGCTCAATACGCTACGAGGTACAGCGCTCTATACACGATGTAAACATACCTAAGTGCTGTGGCTTTGATATGCGCCGTATCTATGACCCAGTAGGTGCCATATTCAAGGGTACTGGATGGGGTAAAGATGCTTAATAGTTATCCACAGGAGTTATCCACAGCCACTAATAACTGTGCAGACACGCCCAAGACTACGCTTAATATTGCATCTCGTTTGACATCGCTGGTACGCTGGTACCGCGCAGGCGAGCCGCTGAGGCGTAGCTCAGCCAAGCGCTATCAGCTAACGCCACACTTATGCTTACTAGTAAGCGCATTAGTAACAATGAATATAACAACAGCAACTGCATACAACCCAAACGTAGAGAGCTATAAACTATATGCTCATATGAAACTATTAGATGATAAGGCTTATAGGTGCCTAGTAACGCTATGGCGTTTAGAGAGTAATTGGAACCCTAAAGCTAAGAATCCTAAGAGTAGTGCGTTTGGTATTCCACAGCTGCTTAAAATGACTGAGACTAATCCATACAAACAGATAGACTTAGGGCTTAAATATATTACTCATCATAGGATTTATAAAGGTGATACTTGTAAAGCCTTAGATAGACATAAGAGAGTAGGTCATTACTAATGGCTACTAGACGTGGTGACCCACGCTCTCAGCGTAAGTACAAGGCCGTTAGGTTGCAGGTCTTATCTAGAGATAACCACACTTGCTTTTACTGTAATGCTGAGGCAGATACAGTTGACCATATTGTGCCAGTATCTAAGAGCGATGATAAGTCTGAGGCTTACAATCCTAACAACCTAGTGGCCTGTTGCAAGCGTTGTAACAGCTCACGCGGTAATAAGTCACAGGCTGTTTTTTTAGCCCATAAGGCTACCCCCCCTGTCTTTTCGTCCTCTTTTTCCCCAAAAGTGGTCGAGACGGTTCACATAGGCCCTATGACTCGCCATATTCAGGCAGGCTAGACAGTTGCTAACTGAAGTTAAACAAGAGCTACGAGGGGCAACTCATCCACGACTTAACACGCCCTGGCTAGACACTAAATCACGTATAGATGAGATAGTTGCACTAGCTGAATCTATTGAACAACCTTTGCTCGATTGGCAAAAACTTATTTTGACCGATATGTGCGCAGTAGATGAAAATAATATGTTTATAAAAAAGTCTGCGCTTTTTGTTTGTGCCAGACAGTCCGGCAAAAGTCATATGATGCGGATGCGTGTACTAGCGGGCTTATTTTGCTTTGATGAGCGTAATATCTTGATTATGTCCTCTCAGCGTCAAATGGCCTCTAAGTCATTAGAGATAATGGCAGGCATTATTGAGCGTACGCCACACCTACTAGCTCAGGTCAAAGGTGGCAATATAGACAAGGCATACAAGCGCACTAATGGTAATGAGCGCATAATCCTAGAAAATGGAGCTGAGGTAAAAGTTGTAGCTGCTACTACTGACTCAGCTCGTGGACTTAGCGCCGATATGGTGTGGGTAGATGAGCTACGCGAGTGCGGAGTAGAGGCCCTGGACGCTGTAAAGAGTACGACTCTTACGCGTCCTAACAGCCAGCGCTTTTACACTAGTAATGCTGGCCATAAAGAGAGCGTAGTACTTAATGAGATGCGCGAACGCTCCCTTAGTAAACCGCCTAAATCGGTTGGCTATTACGAGTACAGCGCCCCTGATAATTGTGACATATGGGATAGAGCTAACTGGGCTATGGCCAACCCGTCTTTAGGCACGCTAATTTCTGAAGAAGCGATTGAAGAAATAATTGCAACAAGTACCCACGCAGCTGTAATGACAGAGACCTTGTGCAAGTGGATTGGTACAGACACTAGCCCCTGGACACCTGGCAGCTGGGAGGAGTGCGCGGATACGTCTCTTATTATGGCTCCGGGTATGTACACGATGTTTGCCTTTGATATTGAGCCGCACGCAGGACGTCACGCCTCACTTGTAGCTGGGGCTGTTATGCCCGATGGTCGCATAGGTCTTAGTCTTGTTAAAACGTGGGAATCTGACCGAGCTATTGACCAACTTAAAATAGCAGCTGACATAAAGAGCTATTGCGATGAATGGCTGCCTAAGCTTGTACTCTTTGACAAGTTTACAGGCCAGCATATTGCCGACAGGCTCCATAATGCCGGCGTTAAAGTAGAGGACTGCAGCGGTACACAGTTTTATAATGCGTGTTCGATTTTTAAGGATGCAATAGATAACCGGCGCGTGGTTCACGGTGACCAGCCGGCTCTTAACGTAGCTATGGACTCCGTAGCGGCTAAAAGCAACGACTCAGCCTGGAGAGTGGTTCGCAAAAAATCTAGCGGCTCAGTTGCAGCTGTTATTGGTATGGCAATGCTGGCTTTACATCTTGATAAGCCAATATCTCAGCCTAAGGTGTACATCTAGACACGCCGAAGGTTAAGTAAACGTTTTGCCTGTGGATAACCTACAATTCGCCCTATGGGTATATTGCAAACTTTAGGCATAGCTAAAAAAGATGTTACAGCCCAGCTGGCTCCTGCCGTTATGTCACAAGGTTACGGCGTTGGTGTTTATAGCTATGGTGGACTTTATGCAAGCGGTAATGGTGCGCCGTTTATGGATAGATTTACTGCACTCCAGGTACCCGCGGTAGGAAGATGCCGTAACTTAATTGCCGGCGTAATCTCAAGTATAGATTTAGAGTTATATAAAAAATCTACAGGCGTAAAGCTTGAATCTCCACTATGGCTTGACCAACCTGATATGCGCCAGCCACGTAGCGTAACTATCGCTTATACAGTTGATTCATTACTATTTTACGGCGTTGCTTATTGGCGCGTTACAAGTTTGTATGCAGATGATGGACGGCCTAGCGGTTTTGAGTGGGTAGCTAATACTCGCGTAACAGTTACAACAGATGAGACAGGCGAAGCCGTAAAATATTACAGCGTTAACGGCGCCCGCGCTCCTATGTCGGGTATTGGTTCACTTGTTACTTTTCAGTCTTTGTTACCTGGAGTACTAGAGACAGGCGCTCGTACAATTCAAGCTGCTATAGATATTGAAAAAGCAGCAAGTGTTGCAGCTGCTACACCTATGGCTACTAGCGTAATTAAAAATAGCGGTGCAGATTTACCTGAGGCACAAGTTAGCGGCATCTTAGCCGCTTGGAAGGCCGCGAGAAGTAGCAGGTCAACGGCGTATCTCACTAGTACTCTCGATGTGCAAAATATTGGCTTTAGCCCTAAAGATATGATGTACAACGAGGCTAGCCAATACTTAGCCACACAGGTAGCGCGTTTAATGAACGTACCCGCATATTACATAAGCGCGGATATGAATAATTCAATGACTTACCAAAATATCTTAGATGGGCGTAAAGAGTTTGTAGCATATTCGCTACAGCCGTTTATTAGCGCTATTGAAAATCGTTTATCTATGGATGATATTACTGCGCACGGTAACGTAGTGCGCTTTGCTCTAGATGAAACATTCTTACGCGCCGATACTGCAGCTCGTTTGGATGCAATAGAGAAAATGTTAAATCTAGGTTTAATAGATTTAGAAACTGCTCAAAGTATGGAACAACTAAGCCCAATGGGCCTTAATGGAGGGAACGGCACTAATGCTATTAACGTTTAGTGGAGTAGTACAAGCGGTAGATAGTGGCGAGCGCCGCATTATCGCTGGCAAAATTGCGCCTTATGGCGAAGTCGGGAACACAAGTGCAGGCCGCGTTGTGTTTGCCCCTAATTCAATTAGTGCAGAAAATCCTAATAAAATTAAACTTTTGATGTCTCACGATAATACAAAGCCTGTAGGACGTATGAAAAGTATTAATAGTACAAGCGATGGTTTATACGCGAGCTTTAAGATTAGCTCAAGTATGCCGGGTGACACGGCAATTTTGCTAGCCCAGGAACAGTTAATGGACGGCCTATCCGTTGGTGTGGAAGTTACCGCATCAG